CGGGTCATGTTGTCGTAGAAGTGGAAGTTTGACAGATCAACTTGATTCTGCTGACCCGCCAATGCCTTACCTGAGATGTTTCCGCTTGGCAACTGATTGGGGTCAAGAACGCCCAGAACCATCTGCAAATCTGCGGAAATAGCGCCAGCGGCCTCCATGATGCCTGTAGGTGGTGGCTCTGGCTGAAGTCGAACTGGTGCGGGGGCTGGTACGCCCTCAATGTCCTTTTGTTTGTAACGCAGAACAGGGGTTGACTTGATGTTAGCCATTGCCCATTCGTTTTCATGACCCTCATCCTGACCCTCGGCAAGCAACCACTTGGCTTTAGGTGCAAGGGCTACGCTCTCGGTCATCGATGTGCGCCAAAAGTTGTACATACGCTGTGGGTCTTTGGCAAACCGCACCAAGCCGTATTTCTTGCGCTTGTCGTCAATGATCACTTGTGCGCCATAGCAAGGGACAACGGGGATATATTTGCCCGCCATCGTTTTTTCTTCAAGGATTTCCAATGCGGTGCATTTCATCCACTTCACTGCCTTGCGGAAGCTATCACGCTCATCTACAACAGTCAGACCTGATGCCTCTACACGGGCAAAGAAGTTGTCTGAGTCGGCAAAGCCTGATGTGCCATCACTCAGCAAGTACAGTTTGGCTCTCTCACGCTCGACATAAAAGAATTCAGCAACCCGAATATCCTCTTTGGTAATCCATGAGGCGGTGTCATCGCCTGTAGAACGCTGTTGAAAATTAGCCCCATCATCAGCGCCTGGGTAATATTCCCTAAACACCTTCTTATCCATCACTGTGGTGATCAGGCATCGCTCTGCGTCTGAGCCATCAGGGAGAATGGAATTAGGGTCGAAATAGACTGTGAATGGGTTGTCAATGGCATCAATAAAGATTTCCTGATCAAAGGAATCCTCACGCACATACTTTGTATTTACACGCCAATAGCCCCATCCCATGCGAACTGCGTAATCAAACGCTGTGTCATAGGCGGTGTCTGCGTTGGAGTTAATCTCAATGTGACGGGTGATGCCCTCAATAATTTGGGCAATCTTGTAGTCTGCCAAATTGTTCACAGGGTGAACTTTGATGCGGGGGCGCTGCATCCTTTGCTGATTGGTCACTTGCCGAATGTATGCGTCAATCTTGTTGATTGTCAGACATGGGCGGCTTTCCAAGTTTCTACTGTTCTGAATCTCAACGGGCCATTGGTCGCCAGCGGCAAACTTGATGTCGTTTAAGGCTTCTGCCCGATTAGTAGAGTCAGCATCGTTGACCAAGCGCCAGAACTTGATCGCCTCGTTGATCTTGTTGTTACTTCCTGATTCGTCTTGGTAAGCCATATTCAGCCCTTTATTTCGTGCGCCATTATCCCATCCATCCGCTTGCCATTGCAATCTGGGATGACTTTTTGCGCTTTGGTGGTTCTTTAATCATAAGAGCAATATAGCGGAAAGCATCTGCCCCGTGTGAGTAATGATCGTGTAATGGGTTACGGCTGAACTGCCCTGTATCGGGGTCAACCTCGTACCGATAGTGTCTCAGGCAAGCCAAACCATCTGCCGTGTGTTCCCTGTCAAAGTAGCAATTGGGGAATATTGTCCTTGCCGCATTGATTGAGTCTAGGATTGGCACTCTTGGCATGATCTGCGTTTTGTACCCTGCGGCTCTTACGATGTCATCAATAGACCGCCCCGCTGCCGCCAGTGTTTTATTCTCTGCATCATGGGGCAACCAAATGGTGTCGTACACATAACCATAGGTCTGCATGGTCGCTAAGTAGTAGCTGATGGTCTTTTGGCTGTCCTCAATGTAGCGGATTAGCCTGGTTTCCATGCCCACAAATTGTAGAAACCAAATAGCTGTGCTGTCTGACCATCCCAAGTCAAATACCGCATGAACGGGCTTTGTAGCGTCATAAGGCACACGGCAAAGCCTTCCATCCTTCTCGGCCTGTTGCATCTCTTTGGCAAAGATAGCCCCATCCACAGTCTGTCGGCATAAGCCTTCCCACACTTGGTTATAGGCTTCCTCATCCCTGATCTTGAGGGCATCTTTCTCAAGTTTGAGGGTTTCTGGAAACCAAGGGTTGTCTGACCAGTTCACCTTCATGGTGATGCAGTCTGCGGGTGGCATTGCCACAAATCTTTGATATGTCTCGTCTGTCTCTAGTTCAGGGTTGAAGCTGATCCATATTTCTGAGCCTTGCTTTCGGATGGTTGGAATCAGAATGTTCCACGACAAGCGGCTGGTGGTCTGCGCTTCCTCAACCCAACAAATATCCACACCTTCATAAGACTTAATGTTTGAGACATTGTTTTTTAGGCCAACAAAGCTGAACTCTGTGCCGTTTCTGCCCCTAATGCTCATTTGGGTGATTTCGTAGAAACTCAGGAGGCCAAGGCTCTCGATCTGGTCGCACAGTAACTTGTGAACCGAATCCTTGATGGATGTCTGAAACTCACGGGCGCACAGTATGCGGATTGGGTCTTTTGCGCCTTTAATCAGTAAAGCCCTAGCTATTCCCCAACTTTTAGCCCCGCCCCTTCCACCATAAAGAACCTTGTAACGGCTCTTTTTGAACAGACCTTCCAACTTAACGGGAAACTCTGCCCTTGCAATGGCATCTGTTACATCGCTCATTCGGGCTTAATGAATGTGACTTGAATCCCACCCAATAGAGGGCTTCCATCTGCGTTCTCAATCGTTGTTGCCTGAATTGCCTTGCCATCCACTCGGTCGATAATCTCTTTGATTGCCCAAGGCTCGCCTTCCTCGGCTTGCTTGACCAGTTGCTCGGCAATGCTTCTTAGGCGGTGTGGCTCTTGAACCAAAACAAGGCGCAACTTGTCGTAGAACATCCTGCTTTTGGCAGCATTGTGATTCCCAACTGGTGCGCCTCTCTCAGCCATTTGTAATAAATCCTAAGTCCTTGAGCCTAAATTACTTTTTATTCTTAGGCGTTAGTTTCTTATGTGCCTTTTTCTCGGCTTCACGCTTTACTGAATAGCCGATAGCGACAGCCTGTTTGATGGGCTTGCCGCTTTCTAGTTCTTCCTTGATATTGGCTCTAAGTGCCTTGGGGGTCATCGATGCTATTAACGGCATTTGCCTTCTCCTTGGATTCTTGGGCCAGCTTTTCTTGCAAGGATTGCTTTAATTCGGTGTTTTCTCTAAAAAGCCCAGCGGCTTGCGCCATCGCATTGTCTCGCTGGGCTTCTAGCATTTCAACCAAAAGCTGTATCTCAGGGTTGGGATGCTTCAACATCTTAGGCTGCGCTAGAACACATGATGTAGTAAGGTGTGCCGTCTGATGCCACAACTTTTAAGGTCTTAGCAATAGTGGCAGTGCTTGTTACAAACAAAGCTGCGGGGATGTTAAACAAGTTGGGAACTGTGCCCGTGCCGCTGTTGGTAAAACGAATGAACGATGTATTCGTCCAAGTGCCGCCAGATGCAAAGTTTGAGTCTGCTTGAATAGCCGCCAGAGTGCCGCCTGGGTTTGTGGATGTACCGCCCAATGTAGCCCGTAAAGCATTACCAGCACCAGAAATAGTGCCAGCGCCATTAACGCTTAAACTAACGTGTGCGCCATTGATTGTTCCACCAGTGGCAGCCCCTGCGCCCGTCACAACGCTAAATGCTCGTATGGTTTCACCGCTACCAGTGCTACTAAATGTTAGTCGCTGATAAGTCAGTCGGGTGTCGCCACTTGTGGCGCTAGTTGTGGCATAAGCCCCGTTGATGATGCCACTGGTCGTTACAGCTACAGGGACAGTTGAATTACCAACTTGAACTGATACGAACTCTGGGTCTGCGTAAGCAACGCCTGTTGCAATTGAATTTGCCATGATATTTCCTTTATTTCTTCCAAAAGGGTTAACAATTCCAGTTTTTTAGACTGGCCTTTGCCCGTTCCGCTGGGCCTTTCGAGTGTTTTACCACCCCCTCCATCCTAGCGCAAAAACTTGCTTTTCGTCCAGCATCGGCCTTCGTTTTAGGATTTGGGGCGGGTGGCTTCAAATTTGAGTTGTTTTTTGCATTGTATTCGGCACGACCTTTAGCGGTCATTCCCGCACCTTTTTCAGTCGGGTTGTAGGTTTTCCCCTTGCCTGTGGTCTTATGGGGGATTGGCTTGTCGTGCTTTGCCATGATTATTTCTTCTTTGCGGTCTTGGCAGATTCTTTGAACGCTTTGGCGGTCGGTGCGCCCTTTGCGCCTGGCTGTCTCATGCGCTCGGGAGTCTTACCCGCATCTTTTTGACGCTCTATGCGCTCTCTCTTTGCTGCGATATTGGCATAAAGCCCAGGTTTACTTGCCATGATTATTCCTCCACAACCGCACAAATGTCGGCTTCTTGAATGATTTGGTAATCTTGACCATCAATCTTTTGGGTGGGCCAATTAAGATAATCCCCGTTCCCATACTTGATGAAGTCTCCCACCTTGACATCGTAAACCTTTGGGCCGATGGCAACAATAGTCCCCTCGTTAAAGGCTTCTTTGTTGTTTACATAAATGATGTCGGATAAATTTCGCACCTGTGGTTTAACCACAACACGATCACGCAATGGGCTTAACATTTCTTAGGTCTCCCAGGCTTTTTCTTCACAGTGACTAAAACCTCTTTGGTTTCATCAGTCATGATGTCGTAGACGGGAAGTTTCACGACCTCAACGATTTGAGGCTCATGTTTGCCGCACCAATCGTTCTCGTGCTTGTTCTGCTGTTGGGGGCTATATCGGCAGATGCCCATGATTTGCTGATTCCTGAAGAATCGGCAGTTTCCACAATTAGAATGTGATTCAGCCATTCAATACCTCTTTTATTGCTTGGTCAGAAGCGCCCCCAGATTCTCCGTCTGCGGGGCGTTTCGCTTTACTGATAAGACTTGCGGTCGTGAGTGTAGCAAACGCCAGATGATTTGCCACCTTCGCATTTGTTATCTTTGCCAACATTGTTGGTCATGGCGTTAGGGATGCGGTTTTTAACGCTACCATTTGACTTCATTTCAGGGGCAGGGTTGCCAACCAACTTTGCATTGTTGCCGTAGCCGTAGCCTTTGGGTTCATTTTTGTTCATCATGATGATTCCTATTTCAAGGTTAGTAAATACAAGGTTGAATTGATCAGATCGGCAATTTCATCAACGATGTTTTGCAGTTCTGTATCTTGGGGGATTTCTTCACGGGCTTCCTGAACAAACGATTTTAGTTGTGTCAAGTACTCAGTGGGGGTTTCCTGTGGCTGATGCAAATCATCAGGAAACTTAGTCATTCGGGTGTTGTAGCGACCTTGATAACTCTCGGCTAACTGGTCTGCCAAGTCAACAATCTTGGGATAAAACTTGCCCAAAGCCTTGTGAATAGCGTATTCCCGTGTCTGTAAATGCTGAAAATGGGTAATCGTGCCACTGTGAAACAAAGTAGCTACGAACTCGGCAACTTCAGCATTTTTTTCCATGTTTCCACTATACCAAAAAAGGCGGGGGAATTAAACCCCCAAAAGGCAACTGCATAGCCTATTCAAATTCTGCCACAAAAGGGAGTGGAACTTCAACAGGCCATCTATTTTGTTTGCAAAGCAATAAAACTGTGCCAATGTGAGCCTCAATCCACTTTCTTTGGCGTTCTTCCTTAGTCAAGTCTTTGCCCTGATCTATCTCGTAATGGCAAGTTTGGCACAAAGCCGCCACCAGATTGTCATCGGCCTTAATGCCCCGACCCTTGCCACCACCCCAATTACTATGAGCCGCCTGAACGCCATTGTCCATGCCACAACCTTGACAAGAGAGTTGAGCCACTAGCTTTAAGAGTTTCTGACTTCTCACATATTGGTGTTTCGGATATTGCATATTCTTTGGTGTAAAACTTGTGGTTGTTTTCGCACTGGCGCTTGCGGCTGACGAATTCAGGGGTGGATCGGGTATCTAAGACTTTGAGGGTTTCAGAACCACAACGGGGACACATCATGTTTCTATTCCTTTGTTTGCCATCCATGCCAAGAGCCATTCAATGAACTCTGAACCTTCCTCTTTTGTGAACTTGTGGCTTTGGAGGCCAAGCTGAACAACTCTTAGCCCGTCTAAACTTGGTGCAATCTTGCCGATTTTGCGACCAGTTTCATTTGCCCAAGCATCGATGAGCAATCTTTTCCAATCCTCTGCTGTCCATTCTGACCCTGCCGCTTTCATTTGTTTAGCAACCATGTCAATCAGGGCATGAAACATATCGTTCTGGTCTGTGCTACGGGTGGCTTTCTTGACCTCTAAGCGCAGTTGTTTACCCGCCTGTAAGGTTTCTTTAATCTTGGGCCATAAGTCTTTCAGGACTGTGTGGGCTTGTTGGCTGTTGTGTAGGGTAATAATCATTTAATCCCCGCAAAAACACGCAATTGTTTCTTCATTTGGATCAAACATATCGGATTGATCTTTAGTGAACTGGCTCATTGCTTGATAACTTGGTCGATCCTTTCGGAAACGCGCACCATCGGGCTTGCTTGCCAGTGCCAGTGCCTCCATTTTCGCCCACCAAACGGCTCTTTCTGGTTTTTCAGCAATTAAACTTAATGTTTGTGATGCGCCTTTTAAAAAGCAAAGATCACAGTTGCCGTGATAGGTTACGCCATTGATGTTGGGTAGGCCAAGGTCAAATGGCTGGTTACGCCAAAAGTCTCCTACAGTTTCCTTTGTAACGCCCATGCGTCCAAGTGGTGCAAGTTTTTCTTCATGCTTGCCGTAGTCTTGGTTGCCAATCTTTGCAAGTCTGCGCTGCTCATCGGCTCTTATGCCTAGCATCGAGTCCCATTCTGTCCAGCCGCTATGCTTGAGAAACCTGTGGATTGTTCTGACCTTGAGTTCAACAGTACAAAACCTAGAAACTGGGTTAGGTAGGTAGTTGCGCTTTCGGATGAGTGCCTCAAAAGGTTCTCCATCTCGGCTGGCTGTTTCAAAGTTGACCTGTCTCCATCGATCTTTGGTTTCCTCAGAGTCAATGTATTCAAGCCAGGTTATTGGAACATTCCAATGTTCTGAACAATCTTGGACAAATCTCAAAGTGGCCTCATCTTCCTTGCCAGTGTTGGCAAAACAGACAATCGCTTCGTTTGGCAGTTGCCCCCCCCCCTCTTGTAATACTTTATGCAACATATATGCACTGGTTCTGCCGCCAGAAAAGCTAATGCAAGTTGGGCTGTTAATTTTGTATGGATTGTTCATGCTTCCCTCACTAAAACTTCGACCTTCGCAACTTCTCCATAAACCTTAGTGCTGTGGATAGATGTAATCTGAGAGTCGTTTAAAAATACGATTTTGTCCATGCCATCAATCACGCTTTTGATTACGTTATCCAAATCGGGGCGTTTTGTGTGTTTCTCAGAATCGTTTAAACAAGCCTCAGTGCGTTTTTTTGAATAAGACTCAGGGATGGCAAAGGTAGCGTAAATAAACGCCTCTAATGCCCCTTCAAAGGGTTTTGAACCACCCATTGCGGCTAAAGCCATCATCCCAACTTCAAATTCATAGGCTTTTGTTTTTTCAGGGGTGTAGGCAACAGGGAACTTGCCCCTTGTGGAAAACCTTGGTCTACCCTTTGGTACAGGTTCACCATATACCGCAAAGGTGATTTGCATCATTTGTTGTCCTTTTGTTGATTCATTCGGCTTTTCAGATTATCAGCAACCGCTTGGCCTCGCCTCTTGGCAATATCCGCTAGGGTTTGTTGCCACCAGTATTGGGCTTCTCCCCTGCCTTCCTCCAAGACTTTCTTGCGGTAGCGTCTGATCCACTCGACCGCTTCGCTGTTCCTCATAGTCTCCTGTAAGTTCAAGCGCCCTTGTGATGACAAACTCGCTAAATTGTTGGCCTTCTTTGGCTCGATCAAGAATTCTGTTTGCTTCATAGTGATTCACTTAATTTCCTCCAGACTGCTGCGACCACTTGTGGAACTTGTCCGTTGCCAATGGCTTTAAGTCTGTCCACTCTTGCGGCCACCCCATCAGCCACTCGACCCACTCGGGGTTCAACGGCCCACCAACCTGAGCCGCTAGGGGTATCTCGTTCCTGGCGTATTCCGCAGGGCTGCCCCCGTCTTTGTACATTCGTGCCACTGGTGTGGGCCATAGTCTCGGATTGTTCACTTGATCGACCAATCTGATTTGGATGGGCT